CAACTTTAGGTACTGCTGGAAATACTTCAATTCCTCTCAACAATATACTAGGAACGACTGCTGGTATAAATGATGTGCTGGAGTCGGAAGCTATAGGTTACACATTTGATCCAAATAATCCATTTGCAAATTGTTGATAAATATTAAAGGAACGCAATGTTTGAATACTTTTATAATAAAAGTTTAAGAAAACTGGTAGTAGGTTTTGGGGCATTGTTTAATGAGATTGAAATAAGTCATCCAAATCCAGATGATTCAAACAATCCAAAAAGAATAAGAGTTCCAATAACATATGCTCCACAAGAAAAATTTATTAGAAGATTGCTAGAACCATCTTCCATAACAGATGGCACCAGAATAGAAACTCAATTACCAAAAATGAGTTATATCATAACTACCATAAGCCAAGATTCATCAAGAAGAAGAAATAAATTTTCTCCCGTACAAAAATTTGATGAAATTAATAATGTTTGTGAAGATAGTGGTAAATTAATAACTGAAGAAGTGCCGATTAACGTGGGTTTTTCTTTGTTTGTTTATACAAGACATATAGATGATACTTTACAAATATTTGAACAAATAATACCATATTTTAATCCAGATCACATTATAAGTTTATCTTTTAATAATGTTAAACCTAACGTAAATATACCGATAACAATGATATCAAATAATATTAGTGAAAGATATGATGGCGATTTTAGTTCAAGAAGAATAAATATTTCTTCGCTAACTTTTTTAGCAAAAAGTTATATTTATGGTCCCGTAAGAACTTTTACAACAATCGATTCTACAGAAATAGAATTGGATTTAGATTAAACAAATGAACATCAATAAAAATTTGGCAAATTTTTTTAATGTTCCAAACGAAGAAATTAAATCCAAACCTGTTGCTGGAGGAACTTTTGATTCTGCAAGTTTTCAAAAAGATTATCAATATGTTCAACAAAATCTTAAAGATCTCGTTAACAATGGAAATCTCGCTCTTGAAAGTGCATTAAAGGTTGCAACGGAATCTGATAGCCCAAGAGCATTTGAAGTTGTTGCTATTTTGTTAAAGACTATGGCCGATCTTAATAATAACGTTTTAGACGTTCATAAAAAAGCCAAAGATGTTACCGGGAGCAAAGTAGAAGTAAAACAAACAAACAATTCAGTTTTCGTTGGTTCTACAAAGGATTTACAAAATCTATTAAATAAAGAGCGAAGTACAGAAAAAGAAGTTGTGGATGTTGAGGTTGTGAAAAATGAACGAAAAGAATAATACAGGTTATAGAAACAATCCTAAATTAAAACCTCCCGGCGTAGAGCTACAATATACAGAAGAACAATTAAAAGAGTATGTTAAATGCGCTAAAGATCCTGTATATTTTTGTAGCAAGTATGTAAAAGTAAAAACTCTTGATAAGGGCGTAATGCCTTTTGAACTATATGATTACCAACAAAAATTTGTAAATGCTATCCATGCAAATAGATTTGTAATTTCAAAATGGCCCAGACAATCTGGTAAATCTACATCAGTAATTGGATATATTACTCATTATGTAACTTTTAATCAATCTGTTAGCTGCGCAATCCTTGCAAACAAATTAAAAACAGCTAAAGATGAATTATTTGCAAAATTACAACTTGCATATGAAAATTTACCACATTTTTTACAACAAGGTGTAGTTGAATGGAATAAAACTTCATTTAAACTAGAAAATGGTTCAAGAGTTATATGTGACGCAACTTCATCTAGCGCAATTCGTGGTGGATCTTTTAACTTGCTTCTTCTTGACGAATACGCCTTCTTGCCGTCTCACGTGGCCGAGGAGTTCTATTCATCCACTTATCCAACTATATCAGCTGGTACAACAACTAAGCTCATAATCGTTTCTACGCCCAATGGAATGAATCACTTCCATAAACTGTGGGTTGATTCCAATAGACCGGAAGGACACAAATTAAAAAATAAATTTGTACCGATAGAAGTAAACTGGAGAGAGGTTCCAATAACACCAGGTGGACCGAGAAGAGACGATGTTTGGGCAGCTGAACAAATAGCAAATACTAGCGAAGAACAGTTTCAACAAGAATATGGGTGCAGTTTTCTTGGCTCTTCAAACACATTAATTTCTTCTACAAAATTAAACGTGCTTGCTCCAGAAGAATTTTTAAGTGAAGATTCGGAAGGTCTTAGAATTTTTGAGGAACCTAAAAAAGACAATATTTATTTTTTAATGGCAGACGTTTCACGTGGGCAAGGTTCGGACTATTCTGCATTTACGGTCGTGAGTGGAAACGAATCACCGTATAAAGTTGTTGCAACTTATAGAAACAATACAGTGAGCCCGTTTAACTTTCCAAATGTTATTAAAAAAGTTGGTGAAAGATATAATAACGCTTACGTTTTAGTAGAGACAAATGATATCGGTGGTCAAATTTCAAATATTTTGTATAATGATTTAAATTATGAAAATCTTTTGATGACAAGAATAATGGGAAGAAAGGGACAAGTGTTGTCGCAAGGATTTGCTCAAGGAAAGAGTGAAATGGGTCTTCGCACAACAGCTCAAACAAAAAAATTGGGTTGTGCGATATTAAAAAGACTTGTAGAAGAAGACAAAATTTTAATCAACGATGAAAGAATTGTCCAAGAGTTGATGACCTTTGTATCAAGATCTAATACGTTTAAAGCTGATGATGGGCACCACGATGATTTGGTTATGACTTTGGTGTTTTTTGCGTGGCTTTGTAGGCAAGAATATTATGCAGATTTAATCGAATCCGCAAAAATGAATTATGAAGAAGCCAAAAAACCAGAAGATGATAACGTTTTGTTTATGTTAAATCCAGATGAGGGGGAAGATGGTGAATTCAAAGCAAATGGTGTTCTCTGGTATCCTGCTTAAAAATTATAAATAATTTTAAGGTAAAAAAATGGCAAACCCAAAGCTAAATTCTTTTTTAAATCCTAACTACTATAATCAAAGTTCAAATACAAACCCTCTCCTTTATTATGGATTTTTGGCTGGGTCTACTTATGCTCCCCCATCTTTTAATGGAGTCTCTGGTGCTGCCAGCAACAATCCCGGAGGATTGTTTGGCTGGTTAATTTATTCGAGAACAGAACTTTCAATTCCAACAAAAGGTGCTACAACGGATTCTTATATTGTATATACTGATCCAAATGACTTAGTATTTGATTTAGATCAGTTATCTGGTGTTACGGCTTGTTTGCTTACAACTTCAAATACCCAAGGTGGAACTTTTGGTTTTTTCTCATCAGATAGATCTGAAATAACCGGAAAAACAAACGGAAATGATTTCCTATCGGCATTATATTCACTTGCATATGGTGGAGGAATTGTAATTGCTGGAAGCACAATAGGATTTATAAATTATGAAACTGCCAATGAAAATTATCTAGACCTTTTAATGTGTAAAGGAACAACAGCAGAAGCCAGATATCTTGAAAATGCAGTTTCTACTATAGGAATTTTTCCATCAGTTAATGATGGTGCAGGACAAACAGCATTAAATTTTGATGCACTGTTTACATCAGCAGCTTTAGTTAGCGGTAGCACCGTAGCAGATAGAATTGTGTCTGTAAGTGGAAAAAATTACAAATCTAAAATTCCAACTTCAAGTTTGGATAATAATACAACTTTTACACATACTGCAAACTTGGTACCCGATGTAGTTGGTGCATTTACTAATGCAAAATTAAGAAATACCATTTATTACACTGTTGCGGGGCTAGACACTTCGCCAGTATTAAATGGTGTAGTCCAAACACCTATATTGTGGACAGATACCGGAACAAAAAATATATTTAAGAAAAATAGAGTAAACTTTTATACACAATCAAATAAAACTTATTTTATGGGATTAGATCTTGTCGGAGCCACTGCCGGAACAGATTCGTCTTACACATCAAATGAAAGAATCGGTCCATCTAAATTAAGAGTAGATATTGAAACAAATGTTAGAACCATTGTATTAAAATATGTGTTTTTGCCAAATAATGCTACAACAAGAGCTTCAATAACATCAGAAGTTTCATTTTATCTGCAGTCATTGGGTGCATTTTTGGATCCAGCATTTACACAAATTGCTTGTGACAGTCAAAATAATCAAGACAACAGTTCAACTCTTGTTATTGATATAACTGTTAAACCACTAATAGCATCTGAAGAATTTAGAATTTCTGTAATTACAGAATCAAGCACATAATATGGCAGTATCAATAAATTCAATTCAAGCTTTTAAAGAAAACTTTGGAGGAGGCTCCAGAGCTAATAGATTTGAAATCGTGAATGAATCATCTATGTGGCCGACAGGGGTTAAAGTAAACGCTAAAGAATACTATAAATTCTATTCGTCTTCGTTGCCAAGAACAGAAGTTGGAACAGTTTACGTTGGTTATAGAGGTAGAACTTTATCTTTAGCTGGAGATAGAAGCTACACTGTTTGGAATATAAGCATTTATGATGACAACAATACTACAGATAATCTTTGGCAAGCATTTCATAAATGGAAAGAAAAATTAGACGGCCACATTAATCACCAAGTTGATACAGCAGGTTCTGCTGGTGGCAATTATGCCTCTTACAAACATTTACAAACAAATTGGACAATAAAACAA